ATTTCATATCCATTAAGTGAATAGATATAATCTTGCAACAAAATTGCCTTTCCATTTGAAATTGGATCCAGGATTAATTTAGTTTTCTCCATCTTCCTCATTTCCTTTTATATCTATCTTGTAACCATTAGCAAAGATATCAGAAAACTTTTGTAATGTCTTTTCTATAATGTCTATCATTCTTTTTTTACTAATAAATTTAATGATTATAATTCTTGCTATCCAAGGTAAACTTGAAGTTCTATATAATATAAAGTTAACTGCTGCCTCTAATTTCTTTCCATTTTCACCATGATTAAAACTTTCTTCTGCAAAAATTACTGATTGTCTAAATAAATTCACATATTGTTTTCTGTTGTAAATAAGATAAACTAAAATTGCACCTGCTACTGCTATCCATATCCATTGTTCCATACTAAAACCTGCCAAATATCTTACTATTTGATTAATAAATTCTTTCATTGTTACCTCCTAAAATTTTCAAATACTAATAAATACTTGTCCGGCAAAAAGCTTAAATTTCTTCCGGGCAAAAAATTTTTATAATAATTGTCTGGCCAGACTGTTTATTATTTAAAAGCTACCTTATCTGCTCCTTTTATTTGCCAATGTGGAGCATCCTTATATGTTTTCCAGCAATTTCCACCCCATTCAATTCCATATTTTTCTAAAAGTCCTTTGTCTTTTGCAACATTATAGATGTCTTGATAGTAGTGGAAATCTTTCCAACTTCCTTTGTAAACTAATTTTTCAACTTCTTTTTCTATTTCTTTTCCATTTTCCTTGACTTTTACCTTAACATTTTCTTTTACAAGAACTCCAATATCTGCTGCATAACCTAGACCATCAAATTTTGTCTGATGGTTAGATTTTTGTTTATATCCATCTACCTTTGTTACTTTTATACCTTTTGTTGTTCTTCCTTGTTGGTATAACTTGTTCTGTTCCTCTGCTGTTCTAACCCCCGCTGTAATCTTAAAGTCCCAAGGGCTTATTAAGATTAGCTCTTTTAAAAAATTTACCAGGTTTGGATGTACACCTTCTAATTTATCCAAACTGGTTTGTGATAAAGTATACATACTTATCATCTCCTTTATAAAAATTATTAAATTGACCTCGTAATTTGCCATTTAAAGCCATTAAAAAAAGGTAGCTATATAAAACTACCTTTAATAATAAAAATTCTTAGGATTAACCTTTTGCTAGATTAGAGTGTATTTCTTTTCTTTTGCTCTCAAATTCTGCTTTTGTTACTTCTTTTGGATTAACTTTTGTCTTAAACCAATTTTCTGTATCATATACAGATTGAACAAAAGTAGTTCCGTATAGCATTAATTTTCCTAACTCTTCTAACCCAGCAACCATACCAAAATTATCATAAAAGTACCAAGTAACTTTTTTATCAACTCCCATACTTTTTGCAAGTTGTAAAGATACAACTGTTGCAACCATTTTTGCAATATCTTTATCCCTACATTTTTGCCTGTGTTCTTTACTATCCACCTTATAATCAAATCCATAGTCTAATGATTTTTCTTTTAAATCATCTATTAGATTCATATAGTCCTGATATTCTCTTTCATTATCCAGTAACCACAGACCTTTTTCCTTGTTCCAACTTAAATACTTAGGGTTTCCACTTGGTTTTGGTATTGTTATAATTTTATTATCTTTTATGATTTCTCCATCTTCTAATTGTACAGGTATATTTGCCCTTACCTTTTCTTCTTTTGTCATCTCTCTCAACACATCATCTTTAAAGATTGGGTATTGATAAGTTATGTCAGTTACAATCATATCGCTTGTATAACTTTGAAAATATGATGTAGGCGATTTTAAAACATCTTCTAAACTTTCTGCATAAACAGAAAAGATTAATTTTTCTTTTTTATAAAAATTTATTGTTTTCATATCAATTTCTCCTTTCAAAAATTTAATTTTAGGTAGCTTGCTCCATCTACAAGCAGATTTTTAAATGTGTATAGATTTGAAAATTTAATCAGTTCTAAAACAGAAGAGAATAACACTATTCTTAAAATTGAAAATGTAGTTATTGAAAATATTTCTATTCCAGGTAGTGCAGGAATTAGAACAGCAACAGTAAAAACAAGTTTTAAGCATATAATTTCTGTATCATTAACTCCGTATATTACATATGGACAACAAGTAGATAGTGCTCAATCAATTCACGATGATAATAAATACATTATCGCAAACAAGTCTTTACGTTTCTATTGCAATGGTGACCAAACTGTTAATGTCTGTATCATAGGAATAGTTTAATTTAAACTCTAGATAGGATCTAAATATATCCAATAGCCATTAATGTAAATGCTCCTTCAAAATTAGATACTGTAATTTGTGTAGTTGTACCCCAATCAACGGAAGGAGAAGTTGCTCCACTTGCTCCTGCATTGTTATCTGTTACAGATATAAACGGAATATCTTTAAAATGCTCATCAAAATATATTGAACACTTATTATTTATGTTTGCACTAACTTCTGAAGATATAGTAAATTGCATAATGCAAAGTCTATCTATTTTCATCTTTCTAAGGGTTGCATTTTTACAATTTGTAACTCTACTTGTTACATCTTTATTTTCAACTCTAAATAAATTTTCCAATCTATCCAAAAGCGAATTATTATCAAGTGGGATAAAGTTTGCAACATTTGCAGAAACATCACTATTTTGATTTAAACACTTATACATTTTTCTTGTATTTCTGTCATAATAAATGTAGTTAATGTCTTTAACTCCTGCTGTTTGTATATCTCCACCATACCCAACACATCCAGCTAATCTTGCTAACATCATTCCCTCTAATGCTTTTCCTTCTTCTGTTCCAAATTGTACTATACCAGCTTTTTCTCTTGTTGCTCCTTCTTGAATTTTTGCTACTTTATTACTTAAATCCTCTGTTTCTTTATCTATCAACTCTGCATTATGATTGAATTGTTCTACATTATAATATTCATTCCCAGAAGGTTTTATTAATCTTAAATGTTTTGTAAAATCTGACATTTTCTATCTCCTTTCATCGTAAATAGCTTGATGTGTTTTTGTTTTTAATTCATCATTTTTAAAATTATTTATTTCTATGTGTTTATGGTACTTTCCAATAACTTCACTATCTTCATAAAGTCTTGTGTCATAGATTTGTTTATGGGTTTTAGTTTTTAAAGAATTATGCAATAAATATGCAACTTGATTGTGCGTGTTATATCTAAATTCAATATTAAAATTCAAATGTGCAGGTTTACTTATATAAATAAAATTCTTAAAATTATCTAAGTTTGGTGGTATTCCTACAATAGAAGTAAATTTAATTATGAAAGAATAGTTTCCATAATCTTCAACAACTTCAATCTCTCCATTTGTGAATATTTTGGCTTGTTCCTTTAAAACTTGTGGAGTAAAGATATTTTTTGATAGTAAAGTATAGATAATTCTGTCTTTTCTATCTTGTAAGCTCCATCCATTTTTATAATCTAATTCCATAAATCTTTCATAATTTGCTACTTGCTGCTCATTAAAAAAAGCTATAAATAATAGCTCCTTGTATTTTTGTATATCATTTTTAACATACTCACACATCAAATCTAATGTTCTAATTAAATCTTTTTGTAAACTGTTTCTAGCTATTTTAGATACTTTTTTTATTAATCTATCACCCATTTATAACCACTGTCCCAACTATCAATATTTCATCTTCTGCTATTTCTAGGTTAGAATTAGAATTATTTACTTTTACAAAGTTATCGTTAATCCCATTTATTTCTAATATAGCTTTTTCTAAACGATTAATAGATAATATAGATTTATTAGCTTTTTCAAATGTAGCACTTCCAGTCTTTATTACAGCTTTTAAAAGAGATTCAATTTTTTCTTTTACATCAGATAAAGTATATCCTGCTTTCAATATAACTTGTATATTTATATTTATATTTTTAGCAGTAAAACTATCAACAGTTACATCGGCTCCAACTGGTCTACCATCATCTCTCTGTATTCTTTCCCTAACTTTTTGAATTAGCGATGAATCAGCTATATCGTTATTATAGTTAGCAACTAATACCTTTACAGTTCCATTACCATTCCAAAGAGGCTTTACTAATACCTTTCCAACTCCGTCAACCTGTTTAGCCCATTGTTCATAATCATAAATATTTCCACTATGAGCAGGTCTTGTAGCTTTTTCCTTAGCTCTCGCAACTAATACAGAATTAGGTTCTTTATCATATCCATTTATAATTTCTTTTTCATTTATAACTGAATAAATATTACTATTTTGAATTTCAAAAGTTGTGATTTCCCCTATTGCAACATTCCCTACTTTCCCTTCTGATAAGCATTCTATTTCTATCTCTGCAACTCCTGATGGACTTAAATATTCTTTTCTTAAAGATTTGTACTTTATCCCATCTCTGTTTAAAAATATTGTATTTTCTTCTATAACAGAGTTTGCTCTTCCAGTTACTTTTACAGTACCTTTTGCTTTAGTTCCTAATCTTCTTTTTACTCCAAACATTAACGCATGTTTGTCAACATATTCATCTTCTGTTGCAGTATCAATAAAAGTCTGCTTTTCCCAGAACTTCAATTCTTTATATACTTCTTCTGCTGTAATTCCAAAAGTTGCAGCAATATCAAAATTGAAAGTACCTTCCATTTTTGAAAGTGGATTCTTAAGATTATCCAGAAAATTATTTCTTAATTCTATTCTATCTTTCACTTTACACCTCCATTTCTAGTTCTCCATACACCGTTTTAACATTAAAGGTTATCTGTGGAACATATTCATCTTCATTAGAAATATCAAAGTTGTAGCATTCTAAAATATATGGATTTACCAATAAAGTATCTCTTATTTGATTAATCATTAATGCATCTTTTACAGATTTCTGATAGATAGAACCAATATTAGTTTCTAATTCACTTCCATAATTATCACTATGTACATCAGCATATCTAAATCTTTCAGTTTTCAATGCTTTAAATATCCATACTTTTAAGGCTTCGTTTTTCTCTAAAACTTTAATATCGTTATTTTCATCTTTTAGATATTCTCCAGTTTTAAAGTCTATTGCGTATTCCTTAAAAACAGGCATTTCTTCAACTTCTGTTTCTACTTTTTTAAGAAAAATATTAAAATCTTTTTCCACATCACACCCCCTTAATTGCTCCACTTGGCATTTTTACTATTTTTGTAACAACAACATAATGCACTCCCATGACAAGCACTAATACCTCATCACCTTTTTTTAAAGTATCTTCAAACCAAATGTCTTTATGAGATTTATATTTTCCGCTACCCTTATATTTTCCGCTTCCTTTTAATTTTGGTATACCGTGCCCCATTGTATCAGATGTTGTATTATCATAATTATAGTTAGATACATCAATTTCTATTTCGTCTATAATTCCATCAATCTTATAGTCTCTATGATAGTGAGGTAATAGGTAGTTACTGCAATATATCTGCTTACTAGGTATAATTTGCCCATCAAATTCAATTGTCAAGTTTGGTGGTGGAGTAGCTACACTAGCCTTTATGATAGATGTTCCTTTTGTGGCTTGACCTATCATATCGCCAATTAAAACTCCTAATTCACTCATTTTTTATCCCACCCTTCAGGAAATAGCTCATCTATTTTGTCTTTCTTCTTTGCTTTTTTAGCTCTTTTCTTCTTGCTTTTCTTAGCTTTTTCTTTATTCTCAAATTGAACTTTATCCATAACATTTTCAAAAGTTAACTCAATATTACAGAAATAAGTTTCTCCTTCAAAAATATGAGTATCTGATTTGACTAAGAAACTTCCAATAAGTCCAGTGTGAGGTTCTTGTATTCCAATGTTATATCCAGCTTGGATTAAGATGTTTCCTAAGCAATATATCCTTGCACTTTTCTCTACACTTTTTAGCATATCCTTAGCATTTGCTATATTGTCTACATCTTTTTCATATTCCATAACTTGTTGGAATAATCCAAATTTCTTCTTATCTTCTGCATTTTCTACTTTATTAAGTATTTGTTGTTTCTCTTTCTCAACTTTATATATAACAATTTGGTTTATCATATTTTCTATGCTTTCTTCATATGAAGAAGTGGAGATGTTATCGGCACTTGTTAAAAGCACATCTGTATAAGTACCTTGTTCAACTATATCTATTGCTTGTTCATTGCTTACGATAGAATAAATCTTTTTGTTTTTTCTATGTTGAATAGTGTATGCATTCAATATAATTTCATATCCACTTCTATCAATGGCAGGATAAGTACAAGTAACTACATCTTTAGGAATTTTGCCTATTTTTAAATTAAGCTCTCCACAGATTTCTTTTAATATTTCTGATGGTTTTTTCTGAAAAAAGTTTTTAACAAAGTTATTTTTATTCAGATAAATAGAATTGTCGTATGCATAAAAACTTTTTATTTCAGTTTCACCTTTCCTAGAATGCTGGAAAACTTTACCGTAAAAAACTTTTTCATCATCATAAGAAAATACGATTTCATCTCCGATATTAGTTATAATATCTCCTAAATACTCAACTTCTAATTTCCTTGCAGTTCCGTGAATTGCTCCACTCCAAATAACCCTAGTAAATATATTCTTATATTCTTTTCCATTCACATAAATTTTTACTTTTTCCATATATTTACCTCTCTAATAGTCCTCTTGCTACATCTGTTAAAGTTTTGTTTTTTTCTATCTCTACAAGAGTTATCTCCACATCTATATCTCCTGTTCTTTCAGTAACAGAAAAATACAAAGTTTGGATATAGCATTTAAAGAAAATATTAAATTCTGGAATAATTAAGGTTAATTTTTCCTTATCATTCTTTAACTTTTTTAAAGTTTCCATACAGTTACTAGGAGTAGTAGAAAGAATATAACTAAAAAAAGGAGATTTCATACTTGGAAAAAAAGTTGAAAAGCTAATCTTTTCAGCTTTTCTATTTCCAATTAGCGTTTTTTCTCCTAAATCAATTATCCTTATAATTTGTAAATCCTGCTCACTCTCTATCCTTAAATCCAATGGTGGAACTACAAAGAAAAAAGGAGTATTAGTGCTATCTTTAACCAGGATAAATGTTGGTCTCATAACATCATCTCCTTATTTTGTTATTTGTACATAGTTTTTCAACTCTGCAATTATTTTTTGTTTAGACATTTCTGCTGTTTTCTCTATATCTGTTTCATTTCTTATCGTTATTCCACCCATATTTACATTTACTTGAGGTGAAAATGTTACATTTTGAGGTGGTACTTTAATGTCATTATTGCTTTTTTTAGATTCTGGAACAGAAGGTTTAAGCATATAATTTGGAATTGTTGGAGCTTTAAGTCCTAACTTATCACTGACTTTTTCTAGGTCTGTTTTTTGTCTTTCTGGCAAAGGTTTAGTAGATAAAATAGGTTTGTTTAAAGATTCAACAGTTTTATTTTTCTGTACTGTTTGTTCTTTTGCTAATTCTTCTGGAGTTAATTTAGCAATCCTTCTTCTCTCTCTAAAATCTTCTTCTGTTTCTTTCATCAGCTGCTCTATTCCTTTTCCAGAATTTTTATTGTATCTAAGTTTTTCTTCAAACATTCTTTGCTTTATATAATTCAGCTTCTCATCATCTTCTGTTTTACTGTTTCTTAAATCCATTGTTTCTATATCTTTTTCTGCTTGTGCATTAGCCTCATCCCAAGTGTAACCCTTATCTTGATATTCTTTTCTCAATTCCCATTTATTTTTAGTTCGTCCTATTTTTTCTCCTGCCCAATCTCCAACTGCTTTACCAGCTCTATATGCTAAATATCCACCTGCAATATATTTACCAGCACCAGAAAAAATATTTTCTGCCATAGCTGCTACTTTTAATGCTGCAAAACCTTTTATAGCTTCTGCTGTAAGAGTAAAAATTCTATTAAAATAAGCCTCTACATTTTCAGTATTAAAAGTACCTTTTGAATTTAACTCTGCCATTTTACTTGTAAACTTATTTATAAAGTCTGTCACAGTTGGAGCTAATCCTTCTCCAATTGATATTCTTAAATCTTCAACTGCACTTTTAAATTGAGCTATTTTATCTTTTGTATCTCCACTCATCTCTTTTGTAAATTTATCTGTTGCACCATTAGCATTTTTTATAGCATTTTCTGTTTTTTCCATATCTTCTTTAGTAGTTCCTAATAGAACTGAAAAAACTCTCATCCCTTCTGTTCCAGCAATAGTAGCTAAGAAATAGTTTCTTTGTTCTTCTGTCATTCTTGCTAACACAGGTTTCATCTCATCTACAATTTTTCTTAATCCTTTAAATTTTCCTTTATTATCATATAATGATATACCAACTTTTTTCATAGCTTTCTCCATATCAGGAGTAGCTTTTGCAAGTCTTGTATAAATACCCCCTAGTAATCTTCCAGCTTGTCCTCCTTTTATGCTGTTATTTGCTAAAGTTCCTAAAATTATATTTACTTCTTCCATACTTTCAAAACTTCTTGAAGTGGATGCTACATATTTATAAGCTTCTCCTAGCCCTGCTATACTCGTATTTGTATTGTTAGCTGTTGCAGCCATAACATCCATAAAGTGGTCTGCATCTTGTAATTTTAAGCCAAAGGCAGTTAAGTTATCTGTAAGAATATCAGATGTACTAGCTAAATCTTCACCAGAAGCAATAGAAAGTTTTAAAAGTTTTGGTGTCATTTCCAACACTTCATTAGTTTTCATACCTGCCATAGCTTGATACATTTGAGCTTGCGCTACTTCTTGAGCTGTAAATCTTGTACTTCTTCCCAGTTCTCTTGTTTGAGCCATTAGCATATTTTCTTCTGTTGCTGTTGCTCCCATAATAGCTTTATTTCTTCTAACTTGGTCCTCTAAATCTGCAAAAGCTGTTAAAGAACTACCAGCAATAGCACCTATTCCTGCAAGTCCTCCAATAGTTACTGCTCCAAATTTATTAAGACCACTATTAACCTTTTCCCAGTTCATAGATTTAGCTTTTTGATAAAGCCCTGCAAGTCCTTTTTCTGCTTTAGATATTACAGATGTAAATTTATCTTTAAGTTCCAATCTAGCACTTAATACATACTCCAAATTCTCACCTCCAATAAAAAAAGCACCTAGAATTAACTAAGTGCTTTACTGTTATCTATGCTATATCTTTTAAAAATATATTTAAGAAATATTGTTGTCCCTTACCAGTAATCTTTGGTGTCTTACTTATTTCAATTTCTCCACTTGAATGAAGTACTGGACTTTCCTTTATTTCAAATAATCCCAAGTCCATAGACCTTTGAGTTGGCATATTATAGTCTGTTCCTATTTTCTTTATTAAATATCCATTTTCTCTTAGCCAAATGAATAGTCTTTTTTCTCCCATATCAATTCCATTTTGCTTTATTAACTTTGCCATCTCTCTAACTAATATGGTATTTTTTGCTATTGATACTGCTTCAGCAAATAATACTTTTGGTTTATCTTCTTTCATCTTATCTTCAAGCTCTTTATTTTTAGCTTTTTCTTCTTTTAATCTAGTTGCCATTTTTATTATTAAATCTGGGTTATCTAATAATTCATCTGTGGCATACATTCCATATTTTCTAACATCTTTTAATATTTCTTTAACTTTTTTCTTAAATTTCTTTGCTATTGGTTTTCTACTTTGCATTAAAACTTCATATAAACCTTCTTCTGTAACAAACCACATATTTCTAACCTGACCACTATAATGTATCGGTAAGATTATTTTTTCATCATTATCAACAGTATTTAACATTTGACCAATTTTTTCTTTATCATATTCTATCCACTCAGCAACATCTTTTGCTAAAAATAATGGATTTTCAAAATCTCCATATATTCTTAATTGTTTTCCTAATACTTCTCTTTCTTCTATAATTTGTAATTGTTTATTGCTCATTTTCTACCTCCATTAATCTTTTAAACGGATCATAATTGCTAAGATTATATTCTTCATCAATAGTATTTCCTATTTTTCCATAATCAAAGTACTTATGTTGAGTTAGTTCTATTACATCTATAATAGCTCTTTCAAGTTGCACAAATATTTTCTTGTCTCCAACATAATTTGCTTCAACTTCATTCATAAGACTAAATATTTTCTTCTTATGTTCTGTGATATTATCCTTTAAAATTCCTTGCTCTGTTGCCAATTCAATAAATGTTAATAATAAATTCTTATTTTGCTTTTCCATAAAAAAATACCTCCATTTTAATTTTTTAGTTGCCAAAATAGAGGTATGCAGTGTATAATATTTACATACCAATACTTTGGTGGTGAGTGATATTTCAAATCTTTCTCAGGGACTGAATATCACTCTTTTATTTTTCTTTTATAGGCAACCTATTTATAGCCTCTCTAACTCCTTCAACCTTAGAAATATTATTTTCTTTACAATATTTTTCTAATATCTCATTAGTTGCTTTATTAACTCTTACTGTTAATTTTACATCTTTTGGGTCATTTGTAGGTCTACCCATTTTCTTTTTGTCATCCATATTTCACTCTCCTTTCTGACGACAAAAGTATTATATTATATGTGTCGTCAAAAGTCAAGAGAAATTTTTAAAAATAAAAAGAACCATTAAATAGGTTCTTTAAAACAATGATTTTTGCTCTATATCATTTTTAAGGTAAACTTTTATAACATTATAATGAACATCTAAAACATTTAAATCTTTATCTACTGTTTTTATTTCCTCAATATCAACTAGCAATTTATCAGAATTTCCAAATTTTATTTTATTATCTATAACTAACTTTTTAAAATCTTCATCTAATATAGTTGCTTTGATTACTTTATCAGTAATTAATTCCCACATTGATTGGCAAGGTAAATCTGGTTTTTTTACAATAACTTCTCTTTTATAAGTGTCATGAGTTACTATTTTTTCGTTCTCTTTTTCAGGAAGGGGTTCTATTATATTTTCTTTTACTTCATCATCTATTTTAAAATTTCCCATAGAAGTTTCTATATTCAATTCTCTTTCTTTTGGAAGATTGATAGCAAAATTTCTTAAAGCTTCATCAACTTCTTTTTTGGCTTTAGCATCTCCCATAATAATCATAGTTGGTTTATAATAATAATTTTCAATTTTTTTAGTATCTTTATAATATAGTCCATCTTCTTTAGCTTCTATATTTTTATCTTTCAATTTTTCTTTTATCTCTAAAAATTCTTTAAAAGCTCCAATAATTTCTTTTGAATTTTTTATTGTTTCAAAAATTTTAGGAAGTTTCTTACTTATTAAAGAAACTAGTTCAATTAAAAAACTCCCTTTTTCTATTGCAGAGATATTTAATTTGATAAAAGCATCTTGTTCTGAGTTATTTACAATTTTTTCAAAAGTTGTTACTGTTGCATCTAAAAACTTAGATAAATCTCTTGCATCAATTTCATTGCTACCTAAAAATCTAAATCTTATGCTTTCTTTATTCTCATCACATAGTTTCAACATATTCACTCCCCAATAAAATATATTTAATACTAAAAATATACTTTATTTTCAAATAAAAATCAAGAGAAATTTTTAAAATTTACTTTTTCTCCTTTTAAAGTTATAATCCAATATAGGAGAGGGGGCTCAAATATTGAATTAGGAAAGGAGGTTTATTAACATGGGAAAAGACCAACATGTAGTTCCAAAAGATGGTAAATGGCAGGTAAAAGGAGCAGGAAATGAAAAAGCTACTGGAACTTTTTCTACTCAAGCAGAGGCTATAGAAAAAGCTCGTGATATTGCCATAAACCAAAAATCAGAAGTTGTTATTCACGGAAAAGATGGAAAAATTCGTGAAAAAAACAGTTATGGAAAAGATCCTTATCCACCTAAAGGATAAAGTAGTTAAGGTTGTAACTTAACCACTATATTTGAACTAGCAGTTTTTACTTCTTCATCTGTAATTACTGCTAGTTCTTTTTTTGTTTCTTCATCATATATTACAATTTTTTTATAATTTT